CTACGTCCCTGGGAACCGATAGGTCGGCGGCGGCGGTCCTTCGTCTTCTGTTGGCGCTGGGGGCGGAACAGCCGGTTCCGTCGGTGGAGCCCAGTAGTTGCTGATGGTACTCCGCGACTGCCCCGTAACCTTGTTGATCGTCGTGAAGGTCACCTGTAGCCCGGCCCGCTGAAGAAGCCGGACTGCCAACCGCACCTTCTCGCGGGCGGCACGCTCCTGGAACTGGCCATAGATTCCGAGGCCTTCACGCCCCCCGGAATAGGGACGCTGGGCATAGTACCTATCGATTATCTCCTTCGTTTTCGCCTCGGCGAGAGGACGCCAGATCTGCCGCACCTCCTCGATTGACATGCCCTTCGTAACCTTCGCCATAGCTAAGTCCTCCAAGCGTCGCTCGCATTGCGCGGTCGTGCGCCGTCCCTCGGCGTGTCCAGCAAGCGAGAATCAGGCGACACGGTAGAAGTCTCGCACATACGCCTCGATAACCAACCTTGCCGTCTGAAGATCATCCTCAGGCAGGACGGCATCTGCCGCGAACCGGAAGCAGCGGAACGCAAACCAAACTTCCACGAGAACACCGCTGTATCGCTGGGCGAGTATCCACTCACGCAGCGCGTCGATGGTCTCGGCCTCTCTGACCGCTTGGAGAAGCTGGTCTTGGGCAGAAGTGCGATGGTTCGAGTTCCATTTGCGATTGTCGCTCGTGTAGACCTCTATGAGAGGCACCACGGCTGGCGGGACAAGCCTTCGCTTAAGGGTGTCAAGTTGCTTCCGCGCTGTCGTGCTCATGGCTGGCCTCCGTGCCGTGTAGAGAACCGCAATCACATTTCATGGGACAGACTATAACCCTCCTCATGCGGTTAACGGAAGTGGGCGCGCCTCGCGCAAATGGCATAGGTAACTAGTGACGGCGGCATCAGCACCGCCCCTGGGAGCCTGCCATGAACTCGACCCGCGATCCCGAATCCATGACCGCCGACGAGCGTCGGGCCGAGGTCGCCAGCATCCTGGCCGCCGGCCTGCTGCGCCGCGTCCGGCACCTCAAAGCATCGAATCCTGACGCCCATCAATCATCTTCGCCGGGGTCTGGAATTGGCCTTGATCTTCCTTCGGAAACGAGGCTCAGTGTGGCTCAACGACCCGCGGGTTAACGGGTCGGTTCTCTGAAACCGCATACAAGGAGCCGCATCGATGCACGACGTTGGAAACCAAATCGCCGCCTTGGACCGCATGAGCACGGGCGACCTGGCCGAGCGCTACCGAGAGCTGCACGGCCAGCCCTGCCGGACCCGCCATCGGGCCTACCTCATCCGCAAGGTCGCCTGGCGGATTCAGGCCAACGCCGAGGGCGACTTGTCCGAGCGTGCCCGCAAACGGGCCAAGGAACTCGCCAACGACGCCGACATCCGCGTCATGGCCCCCAAAACCATGATCTGCCCGCCGCAGGTCGGCGAGATGGTAACGGTGACGCAGCCCGCCCCGGCGGGCCGGGATCGCCCCAACGACCCCCGCCTCCCGCCGCCCGGATCGGCGCTCGTCCGCGTCTACAAGGGCCGCACCATCCGAGCCGTGGTGCTCGAGGACGGCCGAACCTTTGAGTGCAACGGCGAGCGATTCCGCACCCTGTCGGCGCTCACCAAGAAGATCACCGGCAGCCACATGAACGGCTACCGCTTCTTCAGGCTGGGAGTCCAGAAATGAGCCGAGCCCCCAAGAAACCCGAGCGCCAGACGACGCGCTGCGCCATCTACACCCGGAAATCGACCGAGGAGGGGCTGGAGCAGGAGTTCAACTCGCTGGACGCCCAGCGTGAGAGCGCCGAGGCGTACATCGCCAGCCAGAGGGCTGAGGGGTGGACGGCGCTGCCTGACCGCTATGACGACGGCGGCTACTCCGGCGGCAGCATGGACCGTCCAGCGCTGGATCGGCTTCTGCGTGATATTGACGCGGGGAAGATCGACTGCGTGGTCGTCTACAAGGTCGACCGCCTGTCCCGCTCCCTGATGGACTTCGCTCGCATCATGCAGGTGTTCGAGGCCAAACAGGTCTCGTTTGTCTCGGTGACGCAGCAGTTCAACACCAGCCACTCGATGGGCCGGCTGACGTTGAACATCCTGCTCTCGTTCGCCCAGTTTGAGCGAGAGATCATCGGCGAACGCATCCGTGACAAGCTTGCCGCCCAGGCCCGCAAGGGCAAATGGATCGGCGGAGCGCCGGTTCTCGGCTACGACGTGGCCCGCTCCGGCCCCAGCCCCAAACTCGTCATCAACGCCAAAGAGGCGGGCCGCGTCCGCGAGATCTTCCGCATGTACCTCCAGGAAGCGTCGCTTCTGCCCGTGGTGAAGGAACTGGCACGCCGGGGGTGGGTCAACAAGGGGCGTGTCACCAAGAAGGGCCGCGAGCTCGGCGGTCGGCCCTTCGACAAGGCGACCTTGTACCAGTTGCTGACCAACCCGACCTACACGGGCAAGCGGCGGTTCAAAGGAGAACTCCATCCGGGCGAGCACGAGCCGATCATCGACCAGACCCTGTTCGACAAGGTTCAGCAGCAGCTTAAGTTCAACGGGCGAACCGGTGGCGCGGAGGTCCGCAACAAGTATGGGGCGCTGCTGCGCGGGCTGCTTCGCTGCAAGTCCTGCGGCACGGCCATGTCGCACACGTTCAACAGCGGTAAGGGCCGTACCTTTTACCGCTACTACCGCTGCACGCACGCCATCAAGAACGGCAGCGATGTCTGCTCCTCCGGCATGCTGCCCGCCGGCGAGATCGAGCGCGTGGTCATCGACGAGGTGCGAGGTCTGGCACAGGACGAAGCCCTGCTTGCCCGCGTTATCAGCGACGCGCACGCCGCGATTGAGGGCGAACTGGCGACCGCTCGGCGGGATCGCGACGACGTTCGGCAGGAACGCGCCCGGCATGACAGGGAACTCCAGCAGCTCACCACGAGCGGCAAGACCACGACGGACGTGACCGGGCGCATTGCCGACCTGCACACCCGCCTATCGGTGGCCGACCAGCGTTTGCCCGAACTCGACGCTCGGATCGCCGCGTTGGAGGGGCAGATCGTCACCCAGGCCAACGCCCGCGCGGTGTTTGCCGACTTCGACGGTCTCTGGCAGGGTCTGGTCCCGCGCGAGCAGGCCCGCCTGCTGAAGTTGCTGATCTCGACGGTGGAGTACGACGGCGACGCGGGCACTGTGTCCGTCACCTTCAGGCCCACAAGCATTCGCTCGCTGATCGACCGTAAGATGGAGGAGGCGGCATGACTACCGTTACGAGGCAGATTCATTTCGCCAGAAAGGCACGGCGGAAGGTTGCGATGCCAGGCCCAGCCCCCGAACCGGTAGCGCCGGTCGGACGCATTCCGCGCGTCTCCAAGCTCATGGCGCTGGCGATCCGCTTTGACCAACTGCTCTTCGAGGGCAAGGTCGCGGACCAGTCGGAGCTGGCCCGTCTGGCTCATGTCACCCAGCCGCGCATGACGCAGATCATGAACCTGCGGCATCTGGCCCCGGACATCCAGGAGGAGTTGCTACACCTGCAGCCGGTCGAAGCGGGCGATGATCCCATCACCGAGCGTGATCTTCGGCCGATCACACGGCTGAAAGATTGGCGACGGCAGCGGAAGATGTGGCGGCAAGCTATGCGAGATTAATAGGTTATGCGTATTTGATGTTTTCGCATGCGGGGGATTGTGTACGGCTGAGCTTGCAGTTATGATGCTGCCATGAACTGTTCGGTAAACATGGACAGCATCGTGGCCGCCAATGCCCAATGAAGCCGATACATGCCGTCGCTATGTGGTCCCCCGGCTTCAGGCCGCCGGGTGGGATACCGATCCGCATCGGATCAACGAGCAGGTGACGTTCACCGATGGGCGGATTATCGTCGCGGGCCGGCGCGGTCGTCGGCGACCGGGCAAACGTGCTGATTACATTCTACGGTATCGCCCTGATTTCGCCATCGCGGTCGTCGAGGCAAAGGCCACTTACGCGACGCCAGGCGACGGGCTGCAGCAGGCCAAGGAGTACGCTGAAATCCTTGGCCTGAAGTTCGCCTACGCGACCAACGGCCGCGGCATTGTCGAGTTCGATTACACGACCGGTCTGGAACGCCAGATCGACGCGTTCCCCACGCCCGCAGAGTTGTTCGCGCGCCTGGCCGCAAGCGAGTCGCTCACCACGGGCGACGCTGAGACGTTGCTGACCCCCGCCTATCACCTCAGCGGCAAGTCGCCCCGCTACTACCAGGAGATCGCCATCAACCGCGCCGTCCAGGCCGTGGCGCAGGGCGATCAGCGCATCCTGCTCACGATGGCGACGGGCACCGGCAAGACCGTCGTGGCCTTCCAGATCTGCTGGAAGCTGTGGTCGTCGCGGTGGAACCGCACCGGCGAACACCGGCGGCCGCGCATCCTCTACCTGGCCGACCGCAACATCCTCGTTGATGATCCGATGGCCAAGATCTTCGCGCCCTTCGGCGAGGCCCGCTGGAAGATTGCCAATGGCGTGGCCGTTACCAGCCGCGAGATGTACTTCGCCATCTACCAGTCCATCGCCCAGGACGCCAACCGCCCCGGCCTGTACCGCGAATACCCTCCCAACTTCTTCGACCTGATCATCGTGGATGAATGCCATCGCGGCAGCGCCCGCGACGATGGCAACTGGCGAGAGATACTCGAGTACTTCTCGCCGGCGGTCCAGATCGGCATGACCGCCACGCCGCGCCGGCAGGACAACGCGGACACCTACAACTACTTTGGCGACCCGATCTACACCTACAGCCTCCGCCAGGGGATCGACGACGGCTTCCTGGCCCCGTACCGCGTCCATCGCGTGGTGACCACCTGGGATGCAGCGGGTTGGCGACCCAGCCAGGGAGAGTTGGACCGGTTCGGGCGGGAGATACCGGACGAGGAATACCACACCAATGATTTCGAGCGCCGCGTGTCGCTGCGGGCCAGGACCGAGGCGGTTGCCCGACACCTGAGCGATTACCTGCGGCGCACTGACCGATTCGCCAAAACCATCGTGTTCTGCGTCGATCAGGAGCACGCCGACGAGATGCGGCGGGCGCTGAACAACCTGAACGCCGACCTGGTGCGCGACGATCCGGATTACGTCTGCCGCATCACCTCCGACGAAGGCGACCTGGGACGTGGGCACCTGAGCAACTTCCAGGACCTGGAGCGCCGCACGCCAGTCATCGTCACCACGTCGCAGTTGCTGACCACTGGCGTCGATGCGCCCACCGTGCAGAACATCGTGCTGGTGCGGGTCATCAACTCGATGACGGAGTTCAAGCAGATCATCGGGCGCGGCACGCGCGTTCGTGATGACTACGGCAAATTGTTTTTCAGCATCCTCGACTACACCGGCTCGGCCACACGTCTCTTCGCCGATCCCGACTTCGATGGCGATCCGAACATCGAGACGGAACAGACGATTGACGAAAGCGGCGAGCCAACCAGCGACGAAACGGTCGTCACGCCCGAGGAAGAACCCGATGGCGACGAGGGACCGGTTGAACTGCCGCCGGACACCGAAGATGGGCCACGGCGCAAGTTCTACTTTGACGGCGGACGCGTCGAGGTCGCCGCGCACCTGGTGTACGAGCTTGACCCGGATGGCAACCAGCTCCGCGTGGTCCAGTTCACCGACTACACCGCCGACAAGGTGCGGACGCTGTATCGCAATGCGGCCGAACTGCGTGGTCAGTGGGCGGACCCAGAGCAGCGTCGCGGGATCATCGAGCGGCTGGAGGAGCGCGGCATCGACTTCGACCACCTGGCCGAGGCCGCCAACCAGCCTGACGCCGACCCCTTGGACCTGCTCTGCCATCTGGCGTTCAACGCGCCGCTGCGCACGCGGCGGGAGCGCGCCCAGCGCCTGCGCGCCGAGCGGCAGGACTTCTTCGACCAATACGGCCCCGAGGCCCGGCAGATCCTGAACGAACTGCTGGACAAGTACACCGAACACGGCACGGCGCAGTTTGTCGTGCCCGATGTCCTCGAACTGCCGCCGATCAACAGTCACGGCAATGTGATCGAGATCGCCGGCAAGTTTGGGGATGTCGCGCAATTGCGCGATGCGGTGAACCAACTTCAATCCCTGCTTTACGCGGCCGCATGAGGCAGGTAGAGCGATGAATGAGAGACGATGGCAAAGAAACAGACCAAGACCGAGCAACCCAAAACGACGGCACAGCAATTGTCAACGCTTATCAAATCAGCCCGCGACATCATGAGAAAGGACAAGGGGCTTAACGGCGATCTGGATCGCCTCCCCTTGCTGACCTGGATCATGTTCCTGAAGTTCCTCGACGACCGCGAGAAGCTCGAGGAGACCCGCGCCGGGATCGGCGGCAAGAAGTACAAGTCCGCCATCGAAGCCCCATATCGTTGGCGCGACTGGGCCGCGAACAAGCAAGGCATCACCGGCGACGAGTTGATTGCCTTCGTCAACCAGGATGAGGCTGTGCGGCCCAGCGGTACTCGCGGGCCGGGATTGCTGGCCTATCTGCGCTCGCTGCAATCGACCAATGGCGATCGGCGGCGCGATGTCATCGCCAAGGTGTTTGACGGCGTCATCAACCGCATGATCTCCGGCTATCTGATGCGCGATGTGATCAACCTCATCGACGGCATCCACTTCGACTCCTCCGAGGAAATCCACACCCTGGCCCGGCTGTACGAGTCGATGCTGCGGGAAATGCGCGACGCCGCCGGCGACTCCGGCGAGTTCTACACGCCGCGCCCGGTGATCCAGTTCATGGTCGCTGTCACCAACCCGCAGCTCGGCGAGGTCGTGCTCGATCCCGCCTGCGGCACGGGCGGCTTCCTGGCCGAGGCATTCGTTCACCTCGAGAAGCAGTGCAAAACCGTCCAGCACCGCAAGGTGCTCCAAGAGCAGAGCATTCGCGGCGGCGAGGCGAAGCCGCTGCCGTACATGCTCTCGCAGATGAACCTGTTGCTTCACGGGCTGGATGCCCCAGCCATCGAGTACGGGAACAGCCTGGCGGTGAAGATCACCGAACTGGGCGAGAAGGATCGTGTGGACGTAATCCTGACCAACCCGCCGTTTGGCGGCGAGGAGGAGGCGGGCATCCGGGGCAACTTCCCCGCTGACAAGCAGACATCCGAGACAGCGCTGCTGTTCCTTCAGCTCATCATGCGAAAGTTGAAGCGCGATCCCCGGCCTGGCCGTGCGGCCGTCGTTGTTCCAAACGGCACCTTGTCCGCACCAGGCGTGGCGGCCAGTATTCGGCGTGCGCTGCTCAGTGAATTCAACGTCACCACCATCGTGCGTCTGCCGCATAACGTGTTCGCGCCATACACCGACATCACGACCAACCTTGTCTTCTTCGATAGATCGGGGCCGACCAAGAGTATTCTGTATTGCGAGCCGCCGATTCCCGCGGGCGTTGCCCTGAGCAAGACCAAGCCGCTGCGGTACGAATGGATCGAGCCGCTCGTCGCGGCGGTGTCGCGGCGAACCGAATCTCCCCAGACCTGGACCGTCAACGTTGACCAGTTAGATGAACACGTCAACCTGGACCTAAAGAACCCCAGACTCAGTTTGGCGGAGATTGATTCCACCGAACGCAACCTTTCTCACCTTTGCAGGGAACTGGGCGATGTGCTCGGCGATGTGAAGCATGTGGCGGAGACGTTCGAATCAGTGCTGCGTGAACTTCGGGACAGCCCTCAGAGGTTGCTTGGCGAACTGACCGAGGAGTGCGATGAGCGGATCGGCGCGCAGTACTCGCAGGACGTGAGGCTCTTGGGGGTCTCGAACACGGACGGCTTTTGCGATCCCAAGGGCCGCATCGGCGCAAAGCCCTCGGCATATAAGCTCGTGAGACGGGGATACCTTGCGTACAACCCCATGCGAATCAACATCGGGTCGATTGGTGTGGCACTCACTCAGGCACAGACCGGCATCACAAGTCCCGACTATGTCGTCTTCCGCTGCAAGTCCGGGCTGTTGCCTGATTACGTCTACCACTACCTGCGTAGCGAAGCCGGACGACACGAGATCAACAAGAAGACCAAGGGAAGCGTGCGGTTCAGGCTGTACTACGACCAGCTTGCGAAGATCCCGATCCCTGTGCCGCATCATCACGAGTTGCAGGGCCGGTTTGCCGAACTGTGCCGGCGGCTGGAGAGCATCCGCGCGAAGGCCGTTGCCGCAGAGCAGCGGGCGGGCCGTGCTCTCGATGCGCTCCGACGAGAGGCGTTTATTGAGTCGAACGGAGCGGTCTCTGACTGAAGGCAGAATGCGAATGGGAAGCAAACCACAAAAGCGATTCGGAGATGAGCTCCGCGAAAAGCGCATGGCCAAAGGTTACAGCCTGCGCAAGTTCGCGCAGCTCGTGGATGTCAGCCCCACCTACCTGTCGCAGGTCGAACAGAATAACGTGGCCCCGCCCACGGCCGACCGTGTGAAGCGAATGGCCGAACTCCTCGGCGAGAATGTGGACGAGTGGACGTCGTTAGCCGGACGCTTGACCGAAGACCTACCGGGAATCATCCAGGAGTCGGCCGAGGTACCCGATCTGCTCCGCGCCGTGCGCGGCCTGACCGCCGAGCAGTTGCGCAAGCTACGGGAAGATGCAGAGCGCATGAAGAAGGAGGGGAAGTGATCATGGCCCGGCGTTTCACCAAGCCCAAGTCGGATTTGCCCTTCCTGTCGCCGCAAGCGTTTGAGGATGAGGCCGCGCTGATGCTGGCCGAGTACGGCAATGCCCACCAGCAGGTAGACGACCCGCCGGTGCCGATCGACGACATCGCCGAGAAGCACTTCAAACTGGTGGTGGAAATTACGGACATGGTCGCCAAGTTCCCCGAAGGCAACGTGCTGGGGGCGATCTACTTCAACGACCGGAAGATCGTGGTGGACCGTCGCCTGGTGCCCGAGGAATTTCCCGCGATGCGCGGGCGCTATCGTTTTACCATCGCGCACGAACTGGCGCACTGGCGGCTGCATCGGCACCTGTATCTGCGGCGGGCCAATGAGCCGCAGCTTCTGCCATCCGGAGAGCCCAAGCCTGACCACGTCCTGCGTGATGGAAAGCCCGATCCGAAGGAATACCAGGCGAATCGGCTGGCCAGTTGCCTGTTAATGCCGCGTGAGATGGTGAAGCGCGCGTGGCACGAGGCGCAGGGCGGCATGGACCCGGTGTGCCTGGATGACCTGCTGCCGAGGCAGCCGCAGATTCTGGCGGGCGAGGTACTGCGCCGGGGCGGGCTGAGCATGGGCCAGGAAGCCGTGGACAATGCGCTCTTCGAGCATGTGGCACGGCCATTGGCGAAGAAATTCGAGGTTTCGCCGGAGGCCATGCGCATTCGGCTGGAGGGCCTGAATCTCTTGCTGCGGAAGAAGGAACCATCGCTGTTCGCGTGAACGGCGTGTTTTTTTAGGCACGGCGTTTACCGTTCACTTGACGCGGACGCCCCAAGGTAAGGAGGCCATATCATGGCCAAACCGTTTGATCCGAGGAAGGTCCTCAAACACATCGCAAACCCGCTGCTGCGCGAATTCTTCACGCGCCGCGGGGAACTCGGCGACGTCCCGTGGGATGAACTGACGGAGCACAAGGTCGAGCCCATCTTCGAGGCCTGGCAGAAGCTGCCGGAGGCGGCGCAGTTGGAGGTGCAGGTTCTGCTGCGCGACATCCACGAGCTTGCCGATCACCGGGGAGTGGCGGCGCTGGTGGAACTCGTGCGTGAGGAATGCCCGGACCGCGCGACGGAATTCGAGGCCCAGATGGGCGAGGCGGACAAGGCGATGTGGGTGTACTTGAATGTCCCGAAGCTCTTTGAGGAAGCGGCGGTCTTGGCGCGGGCCGACGCGTTGGCGGCTACCCGGTATTGGGAGAAGCGCAACGGGCTGCCCAAGCGGACGCTGACGGTCAACAAAGCTATGACGGACCGCCTGGCGACAGCGCTGACGGAATTTTACGGCCCGTTCCAGATGCGCGGCCGGTTCTGCAAGATCGTGCATTACCCGCGCAGCGGTGGCGCGGAGTACTTCTTCGCCTACCTGGACGACTATCCGGGAAAGCATGTGGTGTTCCACGACGATGGCCAGCCGACGATGGAGGCGGGGCGCTACGCGTTCGAGAACGTTTTCGTCTACAACAGCGGCGAGGGCACGATGGAGCTCTACGCGCCGGGGGGCCGGCAGGTGCGCGAACCATTGGAGGCGGCCTTTTGTAAGGCGGTGCTCCAGATCGACGTGGACGCTGCGGCCCCGCTTCGTCCCTCCTACCGGCTGGATCATCTGCTGCAGACGGATTACCCACTGGCGGCCGACCCGAACGACCTGGTGGCCGAGGCCCGGATCACTATGCTCCGGCTGGCTCCCATTGGGAGCGGCGGTTCGGTGGAGATCAAGGCGGACATCAAAGGGCCGCCGAATGACATCTATCGCAAGATCGAGCGTTGGCTCAGCGAAAAGCACCTCTCCAGAGACAGCACCCAGGTGCTCAAGGCAACCTTCCGATTGACGTTTCGGCATGACGGGCCAGGCCGAGCGCCGACGATGACCTTCAGCGTCGGCGTCCCCAGTTCCTGCGATCTGAAAAGCTGGCCCGATGAGCAGCGTGAAGTGGGCGAGCGCTGCCTGAAGATGTGGAAGGTGGCCGGCCATGAATGACCTGGTTCGGATGCTGTTGGTGGCCGCTGACGATGTGGGGCGAGTGTTTGACCATGCCACAACAACCCTGTGGCCGATGGGCGCGCTGGCGCGACTGCGGGTGATGGGGATTCTTCGCCAATCGGGGGCGGGTCTTTACGCCCCGTGTCCCAACTGCAGCGAACGCCATGTGGAGCCGGTGATTGTCCGCCCCCGCGCCGACGGCACCCGGCGATTCTACATTTCGTGCCGGGATGCCCTGCGGATCGCTGTCGCACCGGCGATGTGCGAATGCTGGGAGATCGACCCATCGGGGCTGGCGGGTGCGACCGCCAGAGCGTTGGGGTTGACGGCTACGCCGCAGACCGTGGTGACCGGCCGGCTCTGGCGACTGGGGCGGATGCCTTGGCCCCCCGGTAGCAGCCAGACGCGCGAGGTCCTGCTGGCGGTGCGGCTCCACGATCTCGATGGTTCGGCCGTAGCGGCACACGTCGGGCCGAGCGGCCGCGCCATCGTGCTCGTCCCGCATCATGTCCCGGATGATCGGCTCTGGCCTGGGCGTGTTCCGCCGGTTGTCGCAATATCGCAGGTCACGACAGTCGACGGCGATCACCTGGTGGTCGATCCGATGGCTTTGTGTGAGGTGGTTGCGGAAGCCGACCGGCGCTCGTCCGAACAGGCGGGGCTTTCTCTGGATGCCATCTCGGCGAAGAAGGTTCGGCGACACGTGAACGAGGTAATCGAGTCCAAGATCACCAATGAAGCGCTGGTCCAGGCGTATCGCATCCACGGCTCATATCGCAAGGCCGCCGACGCCCTCAATGCCGACGGATATGTCACCGATCGCTGGGCCGTCGAGCGCGCGGTGAAGGCCGCTGGAGGTCCCAAGGCGGTGAAGAAGAAAGATGACAGCGCATCGGTCGCCCGGACTGTCGCGTCGCAATCCCGCGACAGGGGAAAGAAAATCCTACAGTATCGCTAATCCTGCTCTTGTATAGGTTTACGGCGACTTCGGCGGAATGACCTTCCGCCTTTTTCATGCGCCAACCGCGACACCCCGGGCCTCGGTCGAGGCCGGATCGGCTCATTGCCGGTTCAGCCCCGACCGCACCTGTGTGATCACGCGGCGCGTTGTCGCGGCACAGTTTTCAACCGTGCGCTAGGCGGCTGATTCGGGAGCTTTCGACCGGCCTCGAGGATCTATGGCCTCGAGCCAGCAAATCGTTTCGGACCCCTTCACTATCACTTTCATCCGCGTCAAGGCTCGCCAGCTCTGCCGGCGACCCGACTTTACCTGGTCGGATTTCGATGACCTGTGCCAGGACATGCGCGCTTACCTGCTGGGAAAGGGGCATCTGTTCGACCCGGTGCGCGGCAACCTTGAGGCGTTTGTCACCAATGCCATCAAGACCTGGGTGGCGATGGAGGTGCGCTACCGCAACCGGGGCAAGCGCCGGGAGGCGTTCCGGGCCGTGTCTCTGGACGGAACGCTGGTGAAGTACCAGGGGGAAATGCAGCCCTTGGGCGCTGTGGTGTTGGAGGAGGAAGCCGGCCGCCGCACCCAGGCCTATCCCGTCTCGCCTATCGAGGAGTTCGACCGGCGCGAGGCCGTCGAGCACGTGATGGCCAAGCTCGCTCCAGAAGACCGCGCCTTGGTTAGCAGCGTGGCCGAGCGTGGCCTGCGGGCCACGGCCAAGGCGCTGGGCGTTTCCTGGCGGCAGATCGCCAACGCGCTGGCGCGCATCCGCCCCCAATTCGCAAACGCCGGCCTCGGCGCGAACTAAGCGGGGCGCGGGGACCGGCGCGGCATAGGTAACTAGTGAGCACACCACACGTCGTCCCTCGGAGGCCCAAGCCCGATGCTGCGGGCCTCCGAGGGGGCGGAAGTGATCTGGCAGACCCTTGTGAGGACGAACATGGAACTGGACATCGACCTGGACATCTTGGAAGTCGAACTGGCCGCCGAGTACCACGCCAAGGTGGATCGCTTCCTCTCCAGCCACCAGCTGTTGGATTTCATCAAGTGCCCGTGGCTGCATCGCAAGAAGGCCATCGGCCTGCTCGGCAACAGCGACTCGGCCAGTTACCTGATCGGCCGGGCCGCGCATGTGCGCGTCCTGGAAGGCCGCGAGGCCTACGCGGCGGCCTTCGCGCTGGGCGGGCCGATCAATCCGCAGACCGGCAAGCCCTATGGCGCGAACACCCAGGTCTTCCGCGCGTGGGCCGAGGCCCAGGGCAAGCCGGTGCTCTCCCACGAGCAGGTGGAGTTGGTCGAGCAGATGGCCTCGGGCGTCGCCATGAACAGCGAGGCGGTGGACCTCTTGCTCTACGGGCGCAGCGAGGGCGTCGTGCGGGCCGAGTACTGCGGCACGCCCTGCCAGATCCGCATCGACTGGCTCCATCCCCAGCGCGGCATCGTGGACTTCAAGACCTGCGACGACCTGACCTGGTTCGAGGCCGACTCGAAGCGCTACAGCTACCACAAGCAGATGGCCTTCTATCAGGCGGTGCTGGCCCAGGTCCTCGATGGCCTGATGGTGCCGGTTCACCTGATCGCGGTGGAGAAGAAGGAGCCGTTCCGCTGCGGCGTGTGGCGCGTCATCGACGACACCCTGGCCATCGCCCGCCAGGAGAACGAAGCCGCCATCCGCCGGCTCCTGGCCTGCCGCAAGGACGATCACTGGCCCACCGGCTACGAGGAAGTCCGTGTGTTGGACGTGGCGTAAACGAGCATCTCTCCGCGCCCGCTTGGCTTGTGGCGAGTCCGTTCTGCGACAGCCACCCCGGGCGCATCTGGCAGCCCCTGGACGGGTCACCGGAGCCCTATGACGGGCCGGTCCGGATGCGGGTTCGAGTCCCGCAGCTGCCATTGTTCCCCAATCCGCTGGCCAGCGTGACGGGATGTGTCAACGACAGATCCACGTGCTTTACGGAGCAACAGACATGCACTGCAACCATCGCAAACACGATCCGCCGACCTCGGCGCTGGCCGGGCGGCACATGCAGACCACCGGCATCGCACAGCGCCAGCGCGAGATGTGCCTGACGGCCGTCCGCGCCGAGCCGGGCCTGACCGCCCACGAGATCGAAGCCCGCATCGGGATCAAGGCGCACAAGCGCCTGCCGGAACTCCGGGCCGACGGGCAGGTGCGCAACGGCGCGGCGCGTCCGTGCAGCGTCAGCGGCCGCATGGCCATGACCTGGCTGATGCCCGAGTACCTCAACTGAACCCAAGGAGAACGTTCATGACCCTTACGAACATCCATCGCGGGCGGAAGCATTCGCCGCCGCGCCTGCTGATCTATGGCACCGAGGGCATCGGCAAGAGCACCACCGCCGCCGCTGCCCCCACGCCGATCTTTGTCCCGACCGAGGACGGCCTGGACCAGATCGACTGCGCCAGCTTCCCGCTGGCCAAGAACCTCACCGACGTGGAGTCGGCGCTGCGGACGCTGATCCAGGAGGAGCACAATTTCGAGACGGTGGTGGTCGACTCGGCCGACTGGCTCGAGCGCCTGGTGTGGGACGTGCTGTGCGAGCAGTACGGCGTGACCAGCATCGAGAAGGTCGATGGCGGTTACGCCCGGGGCTACACCCACGCCCTCACCCACTGGCGGCGGCTCCTGGCCGACCTCAACACGCTCCGCACCCAGCGCGGCATGTGCGTGATCCTCCTGGCCCACGCCAAGGTCGAGAAGTTCGAGGACCCCGAGCACGCCGCCTACGACCGCTATTCGCCGCGCCTGCACAAGCACGTGACGGCGCTGCTGACGGAATGGTCCGACGCGGTGCTGTTTGCCACGCGGAAGATCATCACCAAGACCGAGGAAGGCGGCTTCGGCCGCGACCGCACCATCGCCGCCGGCCTGGGCAAGGATGGCGGCGAGCGCATCCTCCGCACCGTCGGCAGCCCGGCGTGTGTCGCCAAGAACCGCTTTAGCCTGCCGGCGGAACTGCCCCTGTCGTGGCCGGCGCTGATGCAGGCTTTGACTCAGGCCCCGCCGCCCGCCGCAGGTCCACACCTGCGCCTGGCGGGCGCGGAGCAGAACACCAACCCCAGCAAGGAGAACTGACCCATGGCCAATCTCGGCACATTCAACGCGAACGAAGTCGAACCGACCAGCAGTTTTGATCCGCTGCCCGCGGGCAAGTACCTGGCCGCCATCACCGAGTCGGAGATGAAGCCGACCAAGAACGGCGGCGGCAGCTACCTGCAACTCACCTTCACGATCCTGGACGGCGAGTACAAGAACCGGGTCGTCTGGGCGCGGCTCAACCTCAGCAACCCCAACGCCACGGCGGTGAAGATCGCCCGCAGCGAGCTCTCGGCGATCTGCCACGCGGTGGGCATTCTGCAGCCGCGCGACAGCGTCGAGCTGCACAACCTGCCGCTCTTGATCACCGTCAAGTGCAAGAAGCGCGAGGACACCGGCGAGCTGACCAACGAGGTCAAGGGCTACGCCCCCAAGGCCGCCGCGCCGGCGGTGGGCCAGCCGCAGCAGGCTCCGGCGGCCAGCAACACGCCGCCGTGGAAGCGCTGATCGGTTCACGAACGAGCCTGCACTCCAACCGCAACTTGTTCAAAGGAATCCCTATGGACGCACTATTTTGGCTTCTCTGGTTCTTCAACGGCGCTCTTGCCTATTTCAACGTGCGCAGCGAGCAGCGCAAAGGCGATGGCAAGTGGACGAGGGCCGATCGGCTGTTCTGGCTTCCGGCGTGCCTGTTCGGCGGCACGTTCCTGTTGCTAATCCTGCTCATCATCGAGCTCGGGATGGCCATCGGCAAGACGAAGTGGGCCAAGGGGGAGGCAAGGTGGTGATCACGTTGCCCTACCCGCCGTCGGTGAACCATTACTGGCGGCACTTCCGGGGTCGCACCGTGATCAGCCGGGAGGGCCGGGCGTTCCGCACGAACGTCTGCGCCCTCCTGGCCGGGGGCCGGGGCAACGGGCCGCGCAAGCCACCTACGGGCGGGCGTATCGCCCTGGCGATGGACGCGTTCCCGCCCGACCGCCGCCGGCGCGACCTGGACAACATCCAGAAGCCCGTGCTCGATGCGCTCCAGCACGCGGGGGTCTACGAAGACGACAGCCAGATCGACCTGTTGGTCACCCGCCGCCGGGACCTGGGCGTGCCTCCCCGCCTGGAAGTCGAACTGAACGAGTTTCCGCTGTCGCACTGCCCCCTGTGCGGCGCGGCGTTTTCTCCGGAGAACAACTGAGCATCATGACCGTGTCCTCTCCAACCTCTGGTGCGATCACGCTGCGGCCGTACCAGGCCGAGGCGGTCGCCGCCGTCTACGACCACCTGCGTCGTCGGGATGATCACCCCTGCGTGGTCATCCCGACGGCCGGGGGCAAGACGCCGGTGATGGCGACGATCTGCCGGGACGCGGTGCAGCAGTGGAACGGGCGGGTGCTGATCCTGGCCCATGTGAAGGAACTGCTCGAGCAGGCCGCCGACAAACTCCACGCGATGGCCCCCGACCTGTGGAACCGCATCGGGGTCTACTCCGCGGGCCTCAAGAGCCGTGACACCGAGCACCCCATCATCGTGGCCGGTATCCAGAGCGTCTTCCGCCGCGCCACCGAACTCGACCGCTTCGACCTGATCCTCATCGACGAAGCGCACATGCTCCCGCCCGATGGCGAGGGGATGTACCGCATGTTCCTGGCCGACGCCCGCGTGGTCAATCCCAACGTGCGCCTGGTCGGCCTGACGGCCACGCCGTACCGGATGTCCACAGGCCTGATCTGCGGCCCGAAGAACCTCCTCAACCACGTCTGCTACGAGGTGGGCGTGCGCGAGCTGATCGTGCAAGGCTATCTGTGCCCGCTGAAGACCAAGGCGGGCAAGCGCAAAATCGACACGACGAACCTGCACATCCGAGGCGGGGAGTTCGTCGCCGGCGAGGTCGAAGCCCTCATGGACGATGAGTCCCTGGTGCGCTCGGCCTGCCGGGAGATCCTCGACCAGACCGCCGATCGCCATTCGGTGCTGATCTTCGCCGCCGGCGTCCAGCATGCCTTGCACGTCCAGAAGGTGCTGGGGCAGATGGGCCAGGCTTGCGGCTTTGTATCGGGCGATACGCTGCCCTTCGAGCGAACGGAGTTCCTCAAGAGGTTCAAGGACGGCGGACTCAAGTACCTGGTCAACGTCAACGTGCTGACCACCGGCTTTGACGCACCCAACATCGACTGCGTGGCGCTCTTGCGCCCGACCAACTCGCCGGGGCTCTACTACCAGATGGTCGGGCGAGGGTTCCGGCTGGATGCGTCGAAGGACAACTGCCTGGTTTTGGACTTTGGCGGCAACATCCTCCGCCACGGTCCGGTCGATGCCTTGGAGATTAGGGACCGCAGCGCCGGCAACGGCGAAGCGCCGGCCAAGGAATGCCCGCAGTGCCAGGCGGTGATCCACGCCGCCTACAGCCTCTGCCCCGAGTGCGGCTATGAGTTCCCGCCGCCCAAGCGCGGCCAGCACGAACAGGAAGCTTCCACGGAGGGGATTCTCTCGGGCGAAATTACCGAGACGCAGCACGCCGTCAGCGAGATCGGCTACAGCGTTCACGTGAAGCGCGACGCGCCCGAGGGGCACCCGCGGACCATGCGGGTCGACTACCGCATCGGCTTCAATGACTACCGCAGCGAGTGGGTGTGTTTGGAGCACACCGGCTTCGCCCGGGGCAAGGCCGAAGCCTGGTGGAAGCTGCGCTCGCACCTGCCGGTGCCCGAGAACGTCGATGACGCGGTCGCCCTGGCCAATGCCGGGGCGCTGGCTCCGGCGCTGTCGATCACCGTCCGCAGCGTCACCGGCGAGAAGTACGACCGGATCATCAAGTGCGAACTGGGCGAGAAGCCCGATCCCGCCGACCTGGGGGAGCTGCCCGTGGCTGATGCGCCGCAGGACGAGCCGGAGTACGTGCCGGCCGACGATGACATCCCATTTTGAGCACGAGGAACACCATGCACCAGAAGACCAACCCAGCGACAGCGCCCAGCGTGCCGGCCAAGCCAACGACCACGACCCCGCGTCCGCCCCAGTTGCCGTCGCAAGGACCGCGCTGCGGTCAGTGCAGCGGCGCGACTGTGCGCGCCGGTACCTGCTACGTGTGCCTGGGGTGCGGCACAACCACGGGTTGCTCGTAAGAGGGAATCGCTCGCGTGGATGATCTCGCCAGACAATATCTGCAGGCGGGCCTGTGCGTACTGCCGGCCAAGCGCGCCGAGAAGCGCCCGGCCGTCGGCCAGTGGAAGCGCTACCGCGAGCGGCTGCCGACGGAGGCGGAGCTTTCGGCGTGGCTGGCCAATGGGCCGGACGCGCTGTGCATCATCTGCGGAGCCGTGTCCGGCCATGCCGAGATGATCGACTTCGACGCCGGCGGCGAACTCTTTGACGCCTGGGCGGCGCGCGTGCCGCCGGACCTGCTGGCCAAGCTGGTCATCGAGCGCACGCAGCGCGACGGTCGCCATGTTTTCTATCGCTGCCAGGCACCGGTCTGCGGGAACATGAAGCTGGCCCAGCGCCAGCGCGAGGGCAAGGTTGTCACGCTCATTGAGACGCGCGGCGAGGGCGGGTTGTTTCTGTGCGCCCCCTCTGCTGGCTATGTGCTGCTCCAGGGGGATCTGGCCCATCCGCCCATGCTCACCGAAGCCGAGCGCGATGTGCTTCTGCAGGCGGCATGGGAGCTCAACGAGTACGTGCCGCCGGTGGTGGATCTGCCGCCGCGTTCTGCGTCCGCGACAGTCACGCCGCCGACCACGTCGGGGTCGTGCGCCAGCGCCGAGCGGCCTGGTGACGATTTCAACCAGCGCGGGGACATCCGTGCCGTACTGGCGCAGGCCGGGTGGACGAGGGTGCGCGAGGGTGTGAACGAATATTGGCGACGGCCGGGCAAGGAATCCGGCTGGTCGGCCACGCTCAAGGACCGCGTGTTCTATGTGTTCAGCGCCAGCGCCGAGCCCTTCGAGCCCAATCGCGCCTACTCGCCGTTCTCGGTGTTCGCGCTGCTCAACCACGGCGGTCGGTATGAAGACGCCGCCCGTGCGCTGCGTCTGGCCGGCTATGGGGGCGCGATGCCCGAGGACGACCACGGCGTGGACATCTCCGGCATCGTCAACATGACCCCCAGGGCCGGCGCATGCGCGGCCGGCGCGCCGCGTGCGCCGGAGATCCCCGACCCCGGCCCAATGCCCGTGGACATGCTCCGCATGCCGGGTTTCGTCAGCGAGGTGATGGACTACTGCCTGGCGACCGCTCCGTATCCCAACCCCGTCATGGCGTTCGCCGGGGCGCTCTCGCTGCTGGCGTTCCTGGCCGGGCGCAAGGTGCGCGACCCCGGCGACAACCGCACCAACATCTACCTGCTGGGGCTGGCCCATTCGTCAGCGGGGAAGGACTGGCCCCGCAAGGTCAACACCCGCATCGTCCACGAGGTCGGTCTGGCCGAATGCCTGGGCGAACGCTTCGCCAGCGGCGAGGGGATGCAGGACGCGCTGTTCCAGACGTCCAGCATGCTGTTCCAAACCGACGAGATCGACGGGATGCTCCAGTCGATCAACAAGGCCAAGGACGCCCGGCACGAAGCGATCATGTCGACGCTGCTGACGATGTACTCGTCGGCCAACAGCGTCTTTCCCATGCGCCGCAAGGCCGGCAAGGAGTCGCCGGGGGTGATCGACCAGCCGGGGCTGGTGATCTTCGGCACCGCGATCCCCAACCACTACTACGAGGCGCTCTCGGAGCGCATGCTCACCAACGGCTTCTTCGCCCGCATGATAATCCTCGAGTCCGGCCCTCGGCCCGAGGGTCAGGAGCCGAGCATTCGCGAGGTTCCGCCGAGCATCCTGGCCACGGCCAAGTGGTGGGCAGATTTCCGGCCGGGCACCGGCAACCTCGAAGACTTCCACCCGGTGCCCAGGATCGTCGAGCACAGCGACGAGGCCCGCCGCAGTCTGGTGGAGACGCGCCAGCAAGCCGAGGCGGAATACTCGGCGGCCGAGGGTCGCAGTGATTCGGTCGGCACGACCGTATGGGGGCGCGTCAGCGAGCAAGTGCGGAAGCTGGCGCTCTTGTACGCCATCAGCGAGAACCACCAGACCCCGCGCATCAGCCTCGCGGCGGTCCAATGGGCATCGGCCTTCGTCATGCACCAGACCCGCCGCATGCTCTTCATGGCCGCCAGCCATGTCGCCGAGAACCCTTTCCACGCCGAGTGTCTCAAGGCGCTGGAGAAGTTACGCAGCGCCCCCGGCGGCGAACTCCCCCACAGCGTGCTGCTCAAGCGGATGAAGATGGACACGAAGGCGTTTGCGGCGCTGATCGACACGCTTTGCCAGCAAGGGGACGTGGAGATTGTCACCGCGCCCACCCCGGGCCGCACCATGCGCGCCTACCGCCTGGTCGAGACAGCCGGGGCGGTGAAAGAAGCGGGTGAAACAAGCGTGGGAGGTGAAAGATGAACACCGCCAAGCCCGCCATGCTTCACCCTTCTTCACCCTTGTTTCACCCCGGCAAGGTGAAAGAAGTTGGCCTGCGGAAAAGCCCATATATAGGAAGAAACAACAACTCTCTCTTCTTCTTTCTCTCTTTCACCTCTATCCCCTCGCGCGACGCCCGCCCGCGTATCTGGGCGTGTGTGTGTGAGGGGGGTGGTGAAAGAGGTGAAAGAAGACTCGGCGCTGCCCACCACCCCCTGGGCGTGCCCGCACGGGTACGCGCCGTTGGCCACGTGTTGGCCCACGTCGCGTCCGTTGTAGCGCCTTGGCCATCCGGCCCAACCGCGTCTCGTCCCCGCCCTGGGGCCAACGGCGTGGGGGTGCCAAAGTGGCAGGGAAATGGCCGAGGGGGGCGGGGGGAGCGGTTCCTCCCTGGCGCTTGCGGCCGGAGATGGCCGCGGGAACAATCACCGTCGGCAACTGACTTTCTTTCGTGAAAGGAAATTGTGTATGCAGATCGAACTTCGTCCCATCAACCAGGTCAAGCCTTACCCCGGCAACCCGCGCCAGAACGATGAGGCGGTGGACGCGGTGGCGGCGAGCCTTAAGGAATTTGGGTTCCGCCAGCCCATCGTGGTGGACGCCGAGGGCGTGATCATCGTCGGCCACACCCGCTTCAAGGCCGCGCAGAAGCTGGGCCTCGCGCAGGTGCCCGTGCATGTCGCGACCGACCTGTCGCCGGCGCAGGTTAGAGCGTACCGCATCGCCGACAACGCGACCAACGAGATCGCCGAATGGAATTACGAACTGCTGCCCATTGAACTCTCGGCGCTGCAGGGGATGAACTTCGACATTGAGACGCTGGGGTTCGACCAGGAGGAGCTCCAGCGGATCATGTCCGGCGACGTGGAGCAGGGCCTGACCGATCCCGATGACATCCCCGCGCCGCCCGACGAGGCGACCACGCAGCCGGGCGACCTGTGGATTCTCGGCAACCACCGGCTGCTGTGTGGCGACTCGAGCAAGCCCGCGGATCTGGACCGCCTACTCGATGGCGCGACGATCCACCTGGTCAACACCGACCCGCCGTACAACGTGAAGGTCGAGCCGCGCAGCAACAACGCCATCGCGGCTGGTCTCTCCTCGTTCGAGACGACCCACCACCAGAAGCTCGACGTCGAGCGCCACCCCGGCAAGGCCAAGCCTACCCAGAAGAAACTCCGCGCGAAGGACCGCCCGCTGGCCAACGACTTCGTCTCCGACGAGGCCTTCGATCAGATGCTCGACGCCTGGTTCGGCAATATGGCGCGGGTGCTGGAGGACGGGCGCGGGTTCTACATCTGGGGCGGCTACGCGAATCTGGGCAACTACCCGCCGTTCCTCAAGAAGAACGGCCTGTACTTCAGCCAGGGGATTGTGTGGGACAAGCAGCATCCGGTGCTGACCAGGAAGGATTTCATGGGCGCGTTCGAGATCGCGTTCTACGGCTGGAAGGAAGGGGCGGGCCACAAGTTCTACGGACCCAGCAACGTCACCGATCTTTGGCATGTGAAGAAGGTCAACCCGCAGTCGATGGTCCACCTGACCGAGAAGCCGGTCGAGCTGGCGGTTCGGGCGATGCAGTACTCCTCGCTGGCGGGCGAGAACGTGCTGGACCTGTTTGGCGGCTCGGGCTCGACGCTGATCGCCGCCGAGCAGACCGGTCGCAACGCCTTCCTGATGGAACTCGACACGCTGTATTGCGATGTGATCGTGCAGCGCTGGGAGAAGTTCAGCGGGAAGAAGGCCCGGCGAATGACGGCGACGGACACGGCGGGAACGGACATGCCGGAGAACACCCCAGCCGCGTTGGCTGGGGTGGGTGCTGCGGAGGGCCACTAAACAATGTCAGGCGGCCTTGAACAATCCTCGGCCCGTCTTGGCGAAGCGGCTCTCGCCGGGCTTGGTGTCGATCTCGCGGATCATGGCGCTGTAGATCGTAGCGGCCGGCGTCTTGCCGTCGGTCTTCCACAATCCCTTTGCCAGCATCTCCTCGACGATCGCGCCGGCGCTCATCGGTTCGCCCTTGGCCTTGAGCACCTCGTAGGCCGCGTCCAGACCGCTGACCTTTTTGGGTTTGGCCTCGCCGGCGTTCTTCTTGTTCTTGCGTGCCTTGGCCGGCGCGGTGGTGTCGGCGGGCACGGCGTGGGCATTGGCGGCCGCGTCAGCGGCCTGGGCCTCGGCCACGGCGCGCGTCCGCTGCTGTGCCTGGCGATCCGGGGCCGGCCCGCGGAGGCGCTGGGCGCTCTTGATGCGGACCTTCTTGCCCGTCGCCAGGTTCGTGGCGTCCCACCCGCCGTGGGGGTTGGCCTGGTCGATCCGCACCGGGACCACCTTGTCGGTGATCTTGGCCAGGTACGTGCCGCTGAGGGTGACTTCGCTGTTTTTCATGACCGTGTCTCCTTTGGCCTTATTCGGGCTGGCCGGGCCGCTGGGGCGACATGCCCCGAGGGAAGGCGAAGCCTCCCCGTAAACCACCGAAGCCCTTGTTCAGGGCTTCGGGAGTGCGTTCTGCTTGTTGGCGTGGCGTATGGCCCGCCGCAGGCATCGCCACTCGTCGGCCGTCTCCATCTGGTTGTCCTTCGCCGCCACCAGCGCCTCGGCGGCGGCCAGAAGCTCGGCCTGCCCGGCGCGGTAGGCGGCGTCGAGCGCCCGCTGCACCCCGACCACCCCGACGTCGTGGAAGTCCAGGTGATCGCGATTGCGCTGCTTGAGCGCATCGATGTGCAGGTGCTGGCGGGCGATCTGCGTGAAGAGGTCGTACTTCTTGGTCATGGCGTTCTCCGGTTAGTCCTGGAACCGCTGCATCTCGCGGAAGAAGTCGTGGATCATGCTGTTGGTGCCGGTGCCGCCGTCGGTGCGGAACTGCACTTCGATGGCGACCTTGAAGAGGTCCTCGTCGCTGACGGCAGCGTCGAGCTCCCAACTCTTCCAGGCCTGCTGGCCACGCTTCGGGTCGCGGATGATCGAGTCGATCCGGATCGTCCGGCTGCCGCGCTCGCGCTGGATAGAAAGGTGTCCGGCATCTCCGTCGAGTTCGATTCGCGTGGTACGCATGGTCGTGGTCCTTCGTGCTGCGGGTTAGTCGGCCCATTCGTAGCCCATCCGCTCGAGGCGCTGGCAGTTTGCCGGGGTGGTGACCCAGAACCGCCCGTCGTCGCCCAACATCACCCACAGCGCCTTCTCGGCCCGGTGGGCGAAGGAGAAGGCCAGGTCGCGGCGGGTGAAGCGGAAGGTCTCTTTCAGGATCTGGTCCAGGGTCTTGGCGGGCTTGTTGGCGTTGATCTTCATCGCGTTCTCCTGTTCGTTTTCGACATGCACATTCAGCCATGCGTTCGGGAACGCATCAAGCGGAATCCGCTCATAATTCCTGTATTTCCAAGGTGTTAGGATGGTCAAACTGCGCTCCGCCAACTCCCGCCCCGCCCGGCCCCAAGGCGATCGGCTGGCCCACCAGGGCCAGTTCCCCGCCCCGGTAGCCCAGGACGCGACTGGTGCGATCTGTGACGCCCTGTGCCCGGCCCGGCAGACCATCCGGAAGGCTGCCGAAGTAGTATCCATCCCGTCCCTGCCCGAAATGCAACGGTCGACCCCGGCGCGCCACGAGCAACCGCGCTGGCTTACGCCACACCGCCAGCATCGCCAAGTCGCCCAGCGCCTGGTTGGCCGTCCACGCCGCGCGCTGGTTGGCGGTGCCGGGGCAGCGCGCCATGAGCAGCCCGAGCACCTCGCTATCGCACTCGGTCTCTGGCCGCAGGCCGTAGCGCTCGATCAGATCTTCGTGGTTGTGGACGACGCCGTTGTGAACGAACTGCCCGGTTCCCACGGGGTGCGGGTGGTTGTTGCGGTTGTCGGCCGGCGAGCCATGCGTGGCGTACCGGCAATGGCCGACGACGATGATTGCGTCGCGGCATCGCTCCAGCTCGTCCAGGTAGTTCTGCGCAGGGCCGGGGCGTTTGAACGTCTCCATCGCGCCGTCACTGTCGAGCCAGGCCAGGCCGAAGGCGTGTTCGCCGCGCGTCTGCGTGATCAGTGCCAGCCGCCGGAGGCGGGCAATCTCCGGCCCCTCGCCCTGGCGTGTGACAAATCCAAAGATGCCGCACATGGTTACTCCAATCTGCAAGGAGCCCGGGGCGTCTTTGCGCTCCGGGCTCCGGCTGCGTGCTTAGTTCTGGGCGTCGTACTTGGCCGCCAGGCGGCGGAACTCGCTCTTGATCTGGTCCTGCGGGATCACGTCGCTGACCCACCCGTACTGCATGCCCCCGTGGATGCGGGCGTAACCCGCGCCCCAGGCCAGGTAGCCCATCAGGCGTTCGGCTTCGCTCGCGCCCTCGCCGGCCTTTTTCCATCCCCCCCGCAGCGGCTTGGGCGTCCAGGTCGGGCTGCGCTTGGCGTTGATCGCCCGTTCGACCAGGCCCAGGCAGACCTGAATCCAGCCGACCACCTTCACCGGGTTGACCGTCCCGCTGAAGATGCGGAACTCGACCGTCTCGCTGCGGCCGTTGGCCAGGTTGGTGAGGTTCAAGGCGTGGTAGCGGTTGCGGTCCAGGACCGGCTTGGCGTCTTTGTCGTTCCCGTACTTGCGAACCCCGCCGCAGTAGGTTCCGCGCTCGCGGCTCTTGGTGCCGGTGATCGCGTAGAGGCCCTTCTCGGTGTAGGAGACGATGGTGACCAGGCGGGCCAAGGCCTCGGCGGGCAGGTTGCGGCTCCAGCCGATGTGGACGTGGACGCCGCAGGTGATGTTGACCTTGTGGCCCTTGGCCTCGAGCGTTCGGACTACCTCGGCGACCTGGGCCAACCCCGCCGGCCCGCGGAGGACCGGGCTGACAATCTCGCAGGCGTGGCCGCCGGGGACGCGGCAGGCGTCGATCGAACCATCCCGCTCGGCCTTCCAGCCTTGAGGCAGGTACGGGACCTGGATTCCGTGGTGGTAGGCCCCGATCCGGAGGCCGTCGTTTTCGATGGCGCTTTGCGGGGCAATCGTCTCGATCTCAACTCCGAAGGTCATGTCGCTGGCGTTCATCGTTTTCTCCTTTCGATGAACACATTCAGCGGCATCCATGCAAGAACATCAAGCTATCAATCTCTGTAAGTCGAGTAATTCCAAGATGTTAGGGATGGTGAAACATGGCCGATTCGCCCATGCAAACCTCGGTCCAGGGCGGAGTGAATCCGCTCTCGCTGACCGTTGAAGAACTGGCCCGACTTCTGTCGGCGGCCGGGGGGCGGAAGGTAGGCCCCGAGCAGGTGCAGGCGGACATCGACGCCGGCGCGCCGGCGCTGCCCGGCGGCCGCGTCAACCTGGTTCATTACGCCGCGTGGCTGATGCGGGAGGTGCAAGCCAAGTGAAGGTCGATCCCCGTCAACTTCGCGTGGCCGAAGCCGTGCGGCTCTTGAACTCCACGCCCCTGGGCGAGGTGGTCCAGCCGCACCTGGTCTACCGGCATCTGAATCGCGCCGCCTACAAGATCGGCGACGGGCGGCGCATCGACCTACTCCGCTACGCTGCTTGGTTGTTCCACGCCCGGCGCGAGAACTTTGCGCCGGGATGGACGGAGGCCAATTACGAAGCGCACAAGGACGCGGTCAACGCCCGCAGCAAAGCGCTCTCGGAATCCTCCCGCGACATCGCCGCCGAGGGCTGGGTTCACGAACCGCGCAACCCCGAGCGCAAGGATGCCTGCCGGAATTCGTTCCGCCGCTTCTGCGAGGCGTATTTCCCGCAGACCTTCCACCTGGCTTGGTCGCCGGATCACCTGAAGGTGATCGGGAAGATCGAAACGGCGGTTATCGACGGCGGGCTGTTCGCGATGGCCATGCCGCGCGGTAGCGGCAAGACCACGCTGTGCGAGACGGCGTGCCTGTGGGCGCTGCTCTACGGGCACCGCGAGTTCGTCGCCCTGATCGGGTCCGACGAAGAGCACGCTGCCGACATGCTCGACGCGATCAAGAGCGAGATGGAGAACAACGACCTGCTGGAGGAGGACTTCTCCGAGGTCTGCGGTCCCATTCGGGCGCTGGAGGGCATCCACCAGCGCGCCGCCGGCCAGCTTTATCGCGGGGCGCGGACGCACGTGGGGTGGACGAATAAGGAGATCGTGCTGCCGACCATCGAAGGTTCGGTCGCGTCCAGTGCCATCATCAAGGTCGCCGGCATCACCGGGCGCATTCGCGGCATGAAGCACAAGCGCGCCGACGGGAAGACCGTGCGTCCCTCGCTGGTGCTGCTCGATGACCCGCAGACCGACGAGTCGGCGCGCTCACCCAGCCAGTGCGCCACGCGCGAGCAGATCCTCGCAGGCGCGATCCTGGGTCTGGCCGGCCCCGGGCGGAAGATTGCCGGTCTCATGACGCTTACGGTGGTGAGACCTGCCGACATGGCCGATCGCATCCTGGATCGCGAGAAGCATCCGCAGTGGCAAGGTGAGCGGACCAAGATGGTCTATGCCTTCCCATCCAGCGAAAAGCTCTGGCAGCAGTACGCGCAGCTCCGGGCTGAAGGCCAGCGGTCAGACCGCGGCGTGGCGGAGGCGACGGCGTTCTACCGCGCCAACCAGAACGACATGGACGCCGGGGCACTCGTCGCGTGGCCGCAGCGCCACAACCCCGATGAGCTGACCGCCATTCAGCACGCGATGAACCTGAAGCTCGATCAGGGCGACGCCGCGTTCTGGGCCGAATACCAGAACGAGCCGCTCCCCGATGAGGTCGAGGGCGACTCCCTCTCGGCCGATACCATCGCCGCCAAGACCAACGGCATGAAGTGCGGGGAGGTGCCGGTGGGCGTCAACCACCTGACGATGTTCATCGACGTCCAGGGGACGCTGCTGTTCTGGATGGTCTGCGGCTGGGAGGAGGATTTCACCGGCTACGTGCTCGACTACGGGGAGTACCCGGATCAGAAGCGGGCGTACTACACCCTGCGCGACGTGCGGCGCACGCTCATGGGCGTTCACAAAGGCACCGGTCAGGAAGGTGCGATCTACGCCGGGCTCGAGGCGCTGACTACCGAGCGTCTGATGCACAAGTACCGCCGCGATGATGGCGCGGAGATGAGCGTGGAGCGCTGCCTTATCGACGCGAACTGGGGCAACTCCACCGACGTGGTCTACCAGTTCTGCCGCCAGAACCCGCACAGCGCACTGCTCATGCCCAGCCACGGGCGCTACGTCGGCGCGGCTTCGACGCCATTCTCCGACTACAAACCCAAACGCGGCGACCGCGTGGGCCTCCACTGGCGCGTGCCCGGGATCACCGGCAAGCGCGCGGTGCGCTATGCCTTGATCGACACGAACTACTGGAAGAGCTTCGTCCACGCCCGTCTGGCCGTGCCGATGGGCGATCCGGGATGTCTGTCATTGTTCACCGGGCACGATCACCGCCTGCTCTCAGAGCATTTGACGGCCGAGTACCGCGTAAAGACCCACGGGCGCGGGCGCGAGCTGGAGGAATGGAAGCTCCGCACGCCCGGGACCGACAACCACTGGCTGGACTGCCTGGTCGGCTGTGCCGTCGCTGCGAGCATGCAGGGCGCGGTGCTCTTCGGCACTGACGCCCGCCACGAACCCCGCAGGCCTCGCATGCGACTCTCGAACCTGCAAGGAAGGCGGAGATGAATCGGAAACCGCAGAAGATCGCAAGGGCGCGCGGAGGCTGCCGGCATTTCCGGGTGATCTACACAGCAGCCGATCAAAATACTCCGCAGCGCGCGTGATTACCAAGTTCGGACCCCCGTTACGTTCTACATACAGAACAATCTGCTCGCTCTACGGGTTTTTCCGGAGCGGCGGCGGGGCGCTCACTCCGGCACGGCATAGGTAACTAGTGACAGGGCATTTTGCCGGAGCTTACGCCGTGGCCGACGACCTTCAACACACCATCCGCGACAACGCCGCCGGGCCACGGAAGGCCAGCGGCGATTCCGGGTCTGTCGAGCAGCATCCGGTTGAAGACCAGATCGCCGCCGACAAGTATCTGGAATCCAAGAAGGCCAGCCGGTCGAAAGGACTCGGCATCAAGCTGGCCAAACTCTCGCCGGGAGGGACCGTTTGATGTGGCCGTTCCGCAAAGACAGGAAGGTCCAGCGGTCCCTCCCGGCTTGGCCGAAGATTCCGGGCTTGCTGCGGGCGCGGTTCGACGCGGCGCAGACCACCGCGGAAAACGCCCGGCACTGGGCGATGGCCGACGCCCTGTCGGCCGATGGCGCGGCTTGTGCCGACGTGCGCAAGACGCTCCGCCAGCGCGCCCGCTACGAGGTCGCCAATAACAGCTACGCCAAGGGCATCGCCCTGACGCTCGCCAACGACTGCGTCGGCACCGGCCCGCGTCTGCAATTGCTGACGGACGACCCTAAAGCCAATCGGCAGGTGGAAGCGGCATTTGGCCAGTGGGCCAAGGCGGTGAAGCTGGCCCAGAAGCTGCGCACCCTGCGCCTGGCCAAGACCACCGACGGCGAGGCCTTTGCCGTGCTCAGCGCCAACCCGAACGTCGATTCGCCGGTGCTGCTGGATGTTCAGCTCATCGAGGCCGACCGCGTGGCGTCGCCGATTCTGTCGGTTCTGCCCACCGACGGCGACATTGACGGCATCACGCTCGATGCCTGGGGCAATCCACAGACCTACACCATCCTCCGCCAGCACCCCGGCGATCTGGCGACTTGGAAGACGCAGTACGACCTGGTGCCGGCGGAGGCGGTGATCCACTGGTTCCGCAGCGATCGGCCGGGGCAGCACCGGGGCATCCCGGAGATCACGCCGGCGCTGCCGCTGTTTGCCCAGTTGCGGCGCTACACGCTGGCGGTCATTGCGGCGGCGGAAACGGCCGCCGACTTCGCCGCCGTGCTGTTCACCGATGCCCCGGCCAACGGCGAAGCCCAGGCCCTGGAGCCGATGGACGTGGTCGAGCTGGAAAAGCGCATGGCCACGGTGCTGCCGGACGGCTGGCGACTCGGGCAGATTGAGGCCCAGCAGCCCACGACCAGTTACGCCGAGTTCAAGCGAGAGATCCTCAACGAAATCGCACGCTGTCTGAACCTGCCCTACAACATCGCCGCCTGTAATAGCTCGGGCTACAACTACGCCTCCGGCCGTCTGGATCACCAGACCTACTACAAGTCCATCCGAGTCGAGCAGGCCCACCTGGCCGAGGCGGTGCTGGACCCGATCTTCGCAGCCTGGCTGGATGAGGCGCAGCTGGCGCTTGACCTGCCTGACCTGCGCGGGGCGAGCCACCAGTGGTTCTTCGACGGCACCGAGCACGTGGACCCCGCCAAGGAAGCCAATGCCCAGACGACGCGCCTGGCCAGCAATACCACCACTCTTGCCGCTGAATACGCCCGAGCGGGCAAGGACTGGGAGACGGAACTCCACCAGCGCGCCAAAGAGAAGAAGCTGATGGTCGAGCTGGGGCTCACGGAGGAGCCCCGCCCGGCCGCCCCAGAGGAAAACGAGGAGGTCGACAGGGATGTCGAAGAGCAAGCAGCCTGAATACGTCATGTTCCGCTGCCCGATTGCCCTCGAGGCAGCGGGTGACGCCGACAAGGCCATGCCGCGTTTTCGGATGGTGGCTTATACCGGCGGGACCATGCGCATCGCCGGCTTCCCGCACCCAGTGGTGGTGGACCTGGAGGGTCTTGCCATCGACCGCCAGGACATCCCGGTCCGCCTGGACCACAACCCGCGTCAGGGCGTCGGCCACACGCAGCGCGTCGTCATCGAAAACGGTCAGGTCATCGCCGAGGGCATGGTCAGCCGTGATACCAGTTGGGCGCGGGACGTGGCCAAGAGCGCCGTCAACGGCTTTCCGTGGCAGGCCAGTATCGGCGCGGCCGTGGTGGATGCCGAGTTCGTGCCCAACGGTCAGAGCATCACCGTCAACGGAAGGACCCTCGCCGGGCCACTGCACGTGGTCCGCCAGGCCATCCTCAAAGAAATCTCGTTCGTCGATAGCGGCGCAGACCCGGCCACTTCGGCTCGGATCGCTGCACAACATAAGGAGCAAGCACTCATGGACGATACCAGCACGACCCACCAGGACCCGACCCAGCAGGATGCGGGACAGATTGATGGCGATGCCACGGGTAACGCGAACACCACCACCGCAAGCAGCGCCACCCCGCAGGCGGCGCAAGGGGCGCAGGAGCCCGCCGTGCCCAAGCCGCAGACCACGACTGCTTCCACCATTCAAGCATCCGCCGCTGGTGATGACCCGCTCACGCAGATGCGCCAGCAGATGGCCGCCGAGACGCGGCGCATCGAGGCAATCCGCAAGGTCTGCGCCGGCAAGTATCCGGACATCGAGGCCAAGGCCATCGAGGAGGGTTGGGACGAGAGCCGCACCGAACTGCATGTGCTGCGTGCCAGCCGGCCGCAGGTGCCGGCGGTCTCGAGCCGTCCGCGCAACGCCAGTCCGCAGGTCTTTGAGGCGGTGGCGCTAATGGCCAGTGGTCTGCCCCAGAGCCGCATCCAGGCAACCTACGCCGAGCCGGTCCTGGAAGCCGCCGACAAACTGCGCGGTGTGGGCATTCAGGAGTTCTGCGAACTGGCCAGCGGTCAGCAGCTGCCGCGCTTCCGCCGTGATGCCTCGGGCTGGCTCCAGGCCGCCTTCAGCACGGCGTCGCTGCCGGGCATCCTCTCCAACATCGCCAACAAGATGCTGCTGGAGGGCTACAACTACGTCGAGGATGCCTGGCGGAGCATCGCCAAGATCGCCTCCGTCAACGACTTCAAGGAGCACACCCGCTACCGGATGACCGGGGCGTTTCAGTTCCAGCAGGTCGGTCCCGACGGGGAACTGAAGCACGGGCAGCTGGGCGAGCAGAGCTTCCGGCAGAAGGCCGACACGCACGGGATCATGTTCGCGCTGACGCGGCAGATGATCATCAACGATGACATGGGCGCGTTCACCGACATCCCGCGCCAGATCGGCATGGGCGCGGCCGAGGCCATCGCCGATGCGGTGTGGGGCCTGTGGCTCTCCAACCCGAGCCAGTCGGACGGCAAGGCGTTCTTCCACGTCGATCACAAGAACTACAAGGCCGGTGCGGACACCGCGCTGACGGTGGACGGTCTGACGGACGCGGAGGTCTCCTTCGGCAAGCAGGTCAAGCCCAACGGCAAACCCCTGGGCATCCGCCCCAGCCTTCTGCTGGTTCCCACAGCCCTGAAGGTCCCGGCCGAGATGCTCATGAAGAGCGTCAATCTCAATGAGACCACCACGGCCAACAAGCCCAAGCCCAGCACCAACCCGCACGTGGGCAAGTTCGAGGTCGTCTCCAGTGTCTACCTGTCCAATCCCACCTTCACGGGCGCTTCGGACAAAGCCTGGTACCTGTTGGCCGACCCCAACCGGCTTCCCGCCATCGAGGTCGCTTTCCTCAACGGCGTGGACCGGCCGACGGTGGAGAAGACCGACGCCGACTTCAACACCCTGGGCGTGATGTTCCGCGGCTACATCGACTTCGGCGTCAAAGAACAGGACCACCGCGGCGCGCTGATGATGAAGGGCGAGGCATAAGCCTTTTGCTGGCGAGGCATAAGCCCTCGCTCGTGACGCGTCATCAGACCCCGTTAAAGCTTAAGGAGCACTCTTCATGGCAACTGCACAGTTCATTCATGACGGCAACACCCTCGACTACACCCCGAGCGCCAATGTGAGCGCCGGGGATGTGGTCGTGCAAGGTGATCTCGTGGGCATAGCCAAACTGGATATTGCTGCCGGGGCGCTCGGTGCGCTGACCGTGACCGGCATATTCGACGTGCCCAAGGCGAGCGGCGCGGGCACCGCCATCGCGGCGGGCGCGAAGGTCTACTGGAACGCCACCAACAAGCAGGCAACAACCACCGCTACCGGCAACAAGTACCTGGGCAAGAGCGTCCGGGCGGCCGCCGACGCCGATGCGACGGTGCGCGTGCGGCTGGAGCAGTAGCCATGCCCGACCTGCTTCGCCAAGGCTCGCAGTGGCTGGAGCAGATGCGCACCGCGCACTGCTCCAGCTCAGTCGAGTACCGCAGGCCGCCGGATGCATGGAGCGTCCTGGCGACCTTCGGGAAGACCGGCTTCGAAATCGCCGACGAGGCGGGCCTGACCATCACCGCCCAGGTGTGGGACTTCTTGATCCTGGCCGACGCACTGCCGGGGATCGAGCCCGAACCCGGCGACGTGATCGCGGCCGACGGCCGGCGGTACGAGGTCATGAACTTAGGCGGCGAGGGCTGTTGGCGCTGGAGCGACCCGTACCGGCAGACCTACCGCATCCACACCAAGGAGATCGGAGCCGACACGTGAGTGAATCGCCCGTCAGCACCGACTTTCGCATTGCCTGCGAGCGCGAGTTCGAGGAACTGCACCGCAAGCTGGACCGGCTGGATGAGGCCATTCGTGGCAACGGCCATCCAGGGATCAACGTGCGTCTGGACCGACTGGAGCAGGATGCCAAGCGCCAGGGCAAGTTGATCTGGCTGGTCATCGGCTCAGGAATCACCGCCGCCACGTCGGGCATCATCACCTGGATCACGGGGTAA